ATTGGAGTGAAGTCTCCGAAGAAAATTGCCAGCCGTTTTTGTGGTAAGAATGGATCTTTTGGTTGTAATGCACTAATCGTTCTAGATGATCTTCCTTTTGCTAACCAATAACAAATGTTGAATAGAGCATAAACTTTAGGAAGATCTATGAATAAAAAGAGGAATATATAATAAATTGTGCCTATAATTGGGATTCTGAGTATCATTTTTTCAAACCACCATAGAAATCCATAATATAATGTTAATATAATCGTCAAGTTTTGGTAGACATAACTTGGGTATTTATGAATTTCATTTAAGAAATTGGGTTCATTTGTTCTTTGCCAGAAAGTATATGCATCAGTCCCTGATCCATATGGTGATTCTTTAATAAGGTTTTGGAACTCTTGTAAACGATTTTGTTCATTTCCGATTTTAACCTGAAGTTCGAATATGTTTAATTTTGAATTAAATGTCACTGGATAACTTGTGGGCGCAAATGTTGTTATCAACCTTTCGAAATTTAAAGGTCTTTCTATAAGACGAATTTGTTCTTTGATCTCTGATTCTGTACTTTCGTTTTTCTTTTTTGATCTTAAAAAGATTAACCTTTGTTCATCATTGGCATTCAAGGGTTTGTATTTATAGATCTCTTTATTTAATTTTTTGAGTAATTTATTCGCGTTATGATTATCCGATGTAGAGATATGCTGAGTGTAAAGAAATTTTTCAATCCAAGAGTTTTTGGTTTGGAAAAATTCTTCTGCGTACAACATGTCTATGCTGGGTTGAAACCTATAAAATTTTCGTGGGAGTTCTGATATATATGTTTGTGCATATGATAAAATTTCTCTCATGATTATATCAGTTGGGTAGTTACTTTTGTTCAGTCTTTTGAAAAGTTTTTCTGTATACGTTGAATCTTTTTTAACTGGACTCATATGGACTTGCAAAACTCGTTGATATGTTGGGAATCGATGTTGTTTAATCCATTTCCATTTTTCTTCCTCTAAGGAAGTTAATTGAAATTGATTTTTCTTTCTGGTGATTGGATCAATTTTGTAAAAATTTGGATGAAAATCGATTTTCTTTCCTTGGTAGAAATCACTTATTTTAACAGCGTTTTGAAATTTATATCCTAGGAATCTATGTACGTCCTGAACATATTCATTCAAGAACATGTTATATAAATTTGTATTAAACCCTGTTAATAACGCGTGACCAATTGATCGGTCGATCAGTGTGCGAATATAATCAGGTCCTTGTTGATAGTAACGATTTGCTGTTCTTCGTAATAAGATATCTTGGACATCTTGTACAACAATCAA